CGCGGCCGCCGGGAAGGTCGCCACCGTCGGTGCCGGCGAGACCGGCCTGGGCCTGGCCATCTCCACGGCGACCGCCGCGGACCAGCTGATCCAGATCGCTCTGGACTGAGACAAGGAGACCGAGCGGAATGACATCCCTCACCTACCCGGTCCCGGCGGTCGCCGGGACTGAGGACCTCACGACGGAGCAGATCCACGCGATCCTCTCGTCGCAGACCCTGTTCGCGCGCCGCATCCGCAGCATCGCGGCCCAGAAGTTCATCGCGGACGCGCTCCTCGTCGGTCGCTACACCACCAGCGGTGGCGCGATCCTGTACGAGAACGGCGAGCCGATCGAGATCGACGACGACCCCGAGGTCGTCGCCCCCGGCGGCGAGTACCCGCGATCGCAGGCACAGACCGGAGCGCTCGCCGGCGCCGCCGTCGAGAACCTCGGTCGCGACATCCCGATCCTCGACGCTTCCATCAAGCGGCGCGGCATCGACGTCGTGAACAAGGCCTTCAACCAGCTCATCAACCGGATGGTGCGCGCGGTCGACTCGAGCGCGCTCGGTGTGATCGCGTCGAAGGTCACGCAGACCCAGTCGTCCGGTGCGTGGTCGACGGCGAAGAACATCGGCCTGAGCATCGAGCTGGCCAAGGCGCAGGCGGAGGAGTCCGGCGAGGGTCACACCCTCGACACGATCGTCCTGAAGCCGACGCAGTGGGCGAACGTGATGGCCACGTTCCTCGACGCGGGCCTGCTGCCTCGCGAGGCGGCGAACCCGCTCATCACGGGCCAGTGGCCCACGGTGCTCGACCTGCGGTGGCTGCGGTCGCCGCACACGCCGACCACCGCGCCGCTCATCCTGGACACGACGGAGCTCGGCGGCATGGCCGACGAGAAGAACTCGAGCCCGGGCTACGGCGACGCCGGTAACGGCATCGAGACGAAGACCATCCGTGAGGACAAGACGGACGGCTACCTGCTGCGCGCACGCCGCATCACGGTGCCCGTCGTCGTCGACCCGACGGCTGGCTACACGATCACGGGAACGGGGCTCTGATGGCCGCCAAGACGCGCTACAAGGTCAAGGCGGCGCAGATCGTCGTCAAGGTGCAAGGGGCCCAGGGTGGCGAGGCGTACTTCCGCCGCGGCCGCCGGCTGCCCACCACGGTCGAGGACGAGGAGATCAAGCGTCTCCTCAAGATCGACCTGATCGAGAAGGACGACGAGGTCGAAGAGACCGACGGCGCAGGCGGAGCCTGAGCCCGAGAGGGGGCGGTGGAGATGATCACACCCGAGGACTTCCCCGGAGTGGACGAGGACGCGGCGCGCCGCATCATCGTCGCGGCACGCTCCATCGCCCCCTGCATCGACTCGTTCGAGGACAACTCGGAGGAGAAGAAGAATGCGCTCGCGATCCTTCGCGGTGTGGCCGCAGAGGCCCCCGCGCCCGGGTCACGGCGTGTGAAGGACCAGTCGATCGGATCCGCGCGCGTGGCGTATTGGGATGCCGAGACGTGGAGCGCCCAGGACCGCAGCGGTCTGCGTTCTCTGTGCGCCACGGCGGCACCGACCGGGCTGCCTCGCGGGAGCTTCCCGCTCGAGCGGCCGGTGTCCCTCCTGTGGCCGGAGACATACTCGTGAGCTTCCCCCACGGCCGCACGGTGGAGCGCCTCCGCGCGAAGCCGGTGATCAGCCCGTACAACCCGAGCAAGACCGTCGCGGCGAATTGGGACGACCCGGATGTGCTCCCGATCCCGGGCGCGTTCGTCGCGCAGACGTCGACATCGCTTCTCGGTGACGCCACCCGTGAGCAGGCCGTCGAGTCGAAGTCGCTGTTCTGCGACGGAACATTCGATGTGCGCAAGGGGGACCGCATCCGCGTCGGCGGCGAGGGCGGCGTGACGTACACCATTAACGGGATACCGCCCGACGCTGACCCAAACCCGTTCACCGGCTGGACGCCGGAGCGGGAGATCCCGCTGACCCGATACGTCGGCTGACCGAAGGGGGGCGCGCATGGCCCGTCGCGACGCGGATATCCGCTTCAATCAATCGGTCATGGATCGTGTTCTCCAATCTTCCCAGGTGGTCGAGGCGACTCGGCAGATCGCCGCCCGGGGGCTCGCCGCGATCCAGGCCGCCGCGCCGGTGGACACCGGTGACTACAAGAGCGGTTTCCGCATCGAGTCCCGCAAGTCGCGTTACCGGACCGTCTGGCGGATCGTGGGGCACGACTCGAAGACGCTGCTGCTGGAATCACAGCGCGGCATCGTGGTCCGCGCGATGAAGGGCCTCCGGCGCCGTGGCTAGGCTGACCCCTCCTGACTTTGAGCTTTGGCTCGTCGGGTATGTGCGTGCCGCGGCCGCCGCTGATGACATCGACGTCGATGTCGACAACGTCGAACCGGACGACCTGACGGTCGACATGGAGCGGCCGCTGATCGTCATCCGCGACGACTCCGGCCCTCGCCTCGACCTGACGACCTTCGACCGGTCGGTCGGGGCGACTGTGCTCGGTGGATCGAAGGCGTTCCCGAAGCCGGTCAACGACATTGCGCGGTGGCTGTCTGCCGTCCTCTCGGACGATGCGATCGTCACCGCGCCCAACAGTCCTATCGCGTCGGTCGAGTGGGACGGGTTCAACGGCCCGTATCCCGTCCCCGACGCGCTCAGCGTGGCTCGGCGGTATCAGACCGCTCAGTACACGGTCGTCGGCACCTGGTAGCCGGCGCCAACCCATTGCGGCCGTCCCAGGGTGGGGCGGCCCTTCCTTTGAAGGAGGAGAAATGACAGCAGATGCCGATGGCGACGACCTCGGCGCGGTTGGCGTCCCGATCACCGGGTTCGCGGCCGTGCAGCTCACGGGGGAGCCGACGTACCTGACGTCGCTGCAGGGCGCGACGCTGCCCATCGCGGTCCCGGCCGGGTACGAGAAGGTCGGCCTGTTCAAGGTCGACGGCGGCCCCCAGGAAGGCGGCGACGCGGGCGACGCGATCGAGTTCTTCCAGCGCGGCAAGAAGCTCGCCGGCGATGACCAGCCGACCATCCAGATCAACCTAGCGCAGTTCGACCAGCGCGTGCGCCGCCTCACCACGGGCAAGACGCCCGACGCGAACGGGATGATCGTGGTGTCCGGGCTCACCCCCGACACGGTGTTCCCGCTGCTGGTCGTCACGAAGTACAAGAACGGTGCGACCCGCGTGCGCAACGGCCTCGCGCGCATCTCCGCCGTCGAGACCGACCAGGAGACCCGCGGCGAGGTGAACGGCCGCGCCGTGACCTTCGAGTGGATCTGGGACGAGACCGTCGGCGGGTTCTACCGCGACTGGCTCATCCAGGCGACATCCGCGACTGCGAAGACCGGCTGGACGGTGACCGTCACCGGCACGCCCACGGGCGGCACCTTCACGCTGTCGCTGAACGGTGTGAACACGCCGCCGATCGCGTTCGACGCCTCCGCTTCGGCGGTCTCGAACGCGCTCAACGGCCTCGCGGGCGTGACAGGCATCACCGGCGTCTCCGCGAGCGGCACGGGCCCGTACACGGTGACGCTGCCGACCGCCGCGGTGCTCGCGCTCGCGTCGAAGGCACTGACGGGCGGCTCCAGCCCCTCGGTCACCGTCGCGTGACAGACCGGCTGGCCGGGTGCTATCGGGTCACCCGGCCAGCCTCCACCCGAACCCGAGAGCACAGGAGAAAAGCCATGACCCCGCTTGACCTGATCCTCTGGGCGCTCGCGGGCGCAGTCTCGCTCGTCATCCTCGGCGTGGGCACCGCCCTCGCTGTCGGCATGATCGCCGCGGTACGCCACGCCCAGCGATAGCTCGCTCGCAGCACCCGAACCCGAGAACCCCGATAGGAGAACACCATGGCCACACGAGCCGCAAGCAAGCCCGCCCCCGCGGCGGAAGCCACCGACCTCGACGACATCGATCTCGACAGCCTCGACTTCGACGCATGGACCGAGGAGGACGAGCAGAAGGCGATCGACGCGCTCGCGCCGAAGATCAAGTACATCATCGTCGGCAAGAACTTCATCGGCCGCTTCGAAGACGGCGTCAAGGTGAAGCTGCCGCTGAACATCTCCCTCGACGAACTCGACGCGCTCAGCGAGAAGGCCGCGGATCCCGTCGACCAGGTGAAGCTCATGCTCGAGCAGTGGGGCGGCCCGGAGGCGCGGGACGAGTTCACCCGACACAACCTGCCGGAGACGATCGCCATGGCGACGAAGTTCTCGCAGGTCTTCCAGCGCATCGCGGGGGCGAAGCTCCCGGAATCCTGAGCGTCGTCCAGATCATCCGAGAGCACCGCTCCGCCGCCGCGTGGACGCTTCGCTCGTCCTGCGGGATCGGGCTCTCGGACCTGGGTGACGCCGTGAGCTGGGGCGAGGCTTGCGTCCTCGTCAAGCGCGCCGCGGCGGATCCGTCGACGGCGCTCGGCGCGGAACTCGCGGGGTGGGCGTACCCGGCATCCATGCCGGAGCTGCTGACCATGGTCGCGCAGATCCCGAAGCGGGATGCCGCGATGGCGGTCATGCCCTGGTCGATGAAGCTGCCGAAAGAGCAGTCGGCGGCCACGCCCGATGAGATCGCTGCGGCGGAATCCGCGCTCGAGGCGGACTTCGTCTTCAGCTGACCCTGAGGAGGTGGCATGTCCGACGAGCTCGGCTCCGGCCACTTCGCAGTCGTCCCCACCATGCGGGGATTCCGCTCCACGGTTGCCCGTGAAGCGACCTCGGCGGGTCTGGCAGGAGCGAAGGCGACGGAGGACGGGTTCCGAGGCATCGGGCGCAAGCTCGGCCGTAGCCTCGGCCAGGATCTGAAGTCGTCCGTCGCGTCGGCCGCGGCGGGGATGGCCGCGGCCGAGGTCGCCGGTCTGACCCGCGACGTCGCCTCGTCATCCGCCGCGCTGTCGAAGGCGCGCCTGCGGCAGCAGGATGACGCTGGCCGCGTCCGCGTGGCCGAGGCTCGTCTGCAGGATGCGATCGCTAAGTCGGGCGCCGAGTCCTCGCAGGCGGTCGCTGCGGAGGAGCGGCTGGCATCCGTTCGTCGGACCGCCGCGACTTCCACGGAGGCCGTGGCTGCGGCGACCGCGCGCCTGCGTGCCGCGCAGGAGAGTCTCCGTGGCGCACAGGCCGGCGTCGCGGCGACGTCGGTGGCAGCGTCCGGCGGTATCCGCCAGATGCTCGCGAACTTCCGTTCCGGCTTCACCGACGCCCGGGCCGCGCAGTCCGCCTTCAGCGGTGTCACCGGCTCGCTGGGCGGCCTCACGCGCGCCTTGCTTGACGTGACGGGGTTCACGTACCTCGGGCGTCTGGCGCGCGCTGGCGCCCAGCAGGCGGCGTCCGCTTTCACGT